TCGATAGTATGCTTGAGCCACGGACTAAATAAATACTAATACTTGAATAATAACCCTAAAAACACTATTTAGTCGACAAAATCACGGAAATCCGTCAATATTTAAGCTATTCTTTACTACATGAGCACAAAAACAGCAGAAAACCTCTCTCTTAGATGGGCACAGGGGGAGGTGTTCAACGCAAAACAAAGATTTAGAGTCCTCGTGGCTGGCAGAAGATTCGGAAAATCCTATTTATCCTGTATCGAACTTTTAAAAGCAGCAATAGACCGCCCAGGCGAAACATATTTCTACTGTGCTCCCACATACCGCATGGCAAAAGACATAGCCTGGAAAGAAATAAAGAAACTAATTCCACGAGAATGGATAGCCTCCAAAAATGAAACCGACCTAAAAATCGAACTAATCAATGGATCGCTAATCGAACTCAAAGGCACAGAAAACGCAACAACTCTTCGTGGTCGAAGCCTCGCTGGAGTAGTACTTGACGAAGCAGCCTTCATGGATTCCGATGTCTGGTTCCAAGTTATCCGACCGGCCCTCGCAGATAAACAAGGTTGGGCACTTTTTATTTCCACACCAGACGGCACAGCTTCATGGTTTTATGATTTATGGTGTTACGTTCCAGAAGATGAAACAGGTGACTGGAAACGCTGGAGCTTCACAACAATAGATGGGGGTAATGTTCCAAAAGAAGAAGTCGAAGCAGCCAAGGCCCAACTAGATACCAGAACATTCAAGCAAGAATTTGAGGCAAGCTTTGAGAATCTCACTGGTCTCGTTGCAGTCTCCTTTTCAGATTCTAACATTTCTACCGAAGCGGAGGACATATCCATCGCTCCACTTTTATTAGGAGTCGATTTTAACGTAGATCCACTTTGCGGAATTTGTGCTGTCCGCTACCGAGACATCCTCTACATCTTTGATGAAATAATTATGACAGGCGGTGCGACAACTTGGGATTTCGCAGAAGAAGTAACTGAACGATATGGAGTCGAAAGACGCATAATTGCTTGTCCCGACCCAACAGGTGCAGCCAGGAAAACATCAGGAGTTGGCTCAACGGACCACACTATCCTACGCAGAAGCGGATTTACAGTATCCTCTCCACGCTCACCCTGGAAAATAAGAGATAAAATTACAGCAGTAAACACAGCACTATATGACGCAGCAGGAGAAAGACGAACTTTAATACACCCACGCTGTAAAGAGTTAATAAAATCCCTCCGAACTCTGACTTATGCTCCAAATACAGGTATGCCAAACAAAAACCTTGGGGTTGACCACGCATTTGACGCTTTCGGCTATCTCTGTCTCCAACAATTTAACCTTGCCAAACCAGAGACATTGGGCCAAACTTCGTTTAGAATATACTAAGAGTTTACTTTTCTACTATGTATCACTCCACAATGAAGAAGAAAAAGAAAAAGAAGAAAAAAACTAAGAAGAAGTGAGAAAATTTAGACGAGTAAAACGAGATAAAAAGACAAACGTACCTAGTAAATACCTTACTGGTGCGAAAAATAAAGCTGCGAAGGCAAAAGAAATAAAAGAAACAGCCGAAAAATACAAAAGAGGCGAATATATTGATATAAAAGCCATCAACAAGTCACGATCTGCTCAAGATGAAACCAAAAGCAAAACCACTAAGCGAAAAAACAAAAGAAACACTAAGAAAAAAAGCAGATAAGAGCCGTTTTACTTACGGACAGCTTGCTCAAGTGTATCGCAGAGGACAGGGAGCATATTTATCTTCTGGATCTCGCAACGTACCAATGGCAGCATGGGCAATGGGCAGAGTGAACAGTTTTATTAGTGGAAAAGGAGGGGCAAGAAAGGCTGATGCTGATATACTTAGAAAGAAATCTAAGAAAAAATGATTGAAATTACTGACGAGATGCTCGACATCATCGAAAAGGTCAAAGGAAAACGAAATCCTGCACTTTGGGACCCCAGATGTGAACAATATCAAAGAAAATTAAAAGAAGGTACTGTAAAAAAGTCAACAACAAGTTAAACTATCTATAAATACTCTTTTTTCTTTGGATCATGGCATTTTTTCGTGGAGAAGAAGGTTCTGTTAAATTTAAGAACGCTTCTGGAACTACTGAAGCAATAGTTTCAACTACAGGCTGGACATTGGATACAACAAAAGAAACACTAGATGTAACTGCTCATGGTGCTACATCAAGAAGTTTTGTTGGTGGTCTGATTTCTGCATCTGGTACTGTTGATTTTCTATACACAGCAGCTAGTAGTAATGAAACTGAAAACCTTTTAGACGATGTTTTAGTAGCTGAAGATGCTGGCGATGCACAGTTTGAATTATTTTTAGATACATCTGGTGATAAAAAAGTAAGTTTTTCTGGAATTGTTACAGGAACAAGTCTATCTGCTACAACTGGCGATCTTGAAACTGTAAGTGTTAGCTTTATTTCCTCTGGTGCTATTACCAACGCTGTCTAATGCCTAAATCATCTTACTCAGCGAAGCAACGCAAATTAGCTGCTGTTGCTCCACCACGGGATAAGATTACGGCTGCGGATCTTAAAAAGCTACGTTCCAAGAAAAAGAGGAAGAAAAAATGAAAACCCTAACTCAAAGACAGCAAGACGCTCTAGCTAGGCATAAAAAGAAAGGCACTCATACTAAAAAGCACATGGAAGAGATGAAAAAGCTAATGTTAAAAGGTAAAACTTTCACTGAAGCTCATAATCTGACCATGAAAAAAGTAGGAAAATGAGTAAAAAAGATCCCAGACTTACAAAAAATAGATTAGAAGGATTCAATAAACCAAAGAAAACACCTGGTCATCCCACTAAATCCCATGTGGTATTGGCTAAGAAAGGCGATAAAATAAAGTTAATACGATTTGGTCAGCAAGGGGTTGTGGGTGCTGGTAAAAACCCTAAGTCCGAAAAGGATAAAGCCAGAAGAAGATCGTATTATGCCAGACACAATGCACAAGATCCCAACCCAGGATTTTTTACAGCTAGATACTGGTCACACCGCACTAAATGGTAAACAATGACTTACGCAATCCCAGGTCAAATTAGAACAAAAATTATTACCTCCACTACTCTTGGAGGAACCGACAGTCCTTTTACTAGAACTAGAGCAGTTTTAGATATGATGAAAGGTTGGGAAATAATGAAAGCAGTTAGTGAAGGTACTGAATATTTAAGAGAAAATAGCGAAGCTTTTTTACCATTAGAACCAAGAGAAGATTATACAGCTTATATGGCAAGAGTAAATCGTGCTGTATTTTCTCCCTTCACCCAAAGATTAATAAGAGCAGCTACAGGTCTTGTACTAAGAAAACCAATAACACTAACAGGAGATCCTTACTGGACAGATATGTTCAAGATGGATGTGGATGGTTGTAAGTCTGATTTAGACGAATATGCGAGAAGAATATTGATGTGTTCTCTTACTTATGGTCAAAGTCATATTCTTGTTGACTATCCTGCTCCATCTGGTGCTGTTAGTCTTGCTGAAGAAAGAGCACAAGATCGTAGACCTTACTGGATCGAAGTAGATCCTAATAATTTATATGGCTGGAGACTTGATAGAGAATCTAATTATGGAAATCTTGTACAGGTAAGGTTGGCAGAAAAGGCTGTATTACCTGATGGAGATTTTGGAGAAAAAGTATTTGAACAGATAAGAGTTATAGAACCTGGAAAATATAGAGTATTTCGTAAAACAGATCAGATTGACGAAATGTATGATGTCAATGATAATTCATATGCTGGAGAATTTGATGCTCAAACTACAGGTGAAGAATACGCAGAAGTAGAATCAGGTAAATTTTCTCTTGGTGAAATACCTTTAGTTACTGTTTATTCTGGAAAAACTGAGAATCTAGTAAGTAAACCACCTTTACTTGATATTGCATATTTAAATCTTGCACATTTTCAGAGACAGGCTGATTTAATACATAGTTTGCACGTTGCATCTCAACCAATGCTTGTGATGGAGGGATATGACGATCAAACCAAAGACCTTGCTATCAGCGTAAATTACGCAATGGCAACTCAGCCAGGCAACAAAATATACTATGTAGAACCAGCCTCCAGTGCTTTTGATGCTCAATCAGCAGAGATAAAAGAGTTACAAATGCAAATGGCAACATTAGGAATTAGTACATTATCACAACAGAAGTTTGTTGCAGAATCGGCAGATGCTCGCAGACTAGATCGTGTAGATACTAACTCAATGCTCGCAATGGTATCAATGGAATTGGAGCAGAAGTTACAAAAAGCCTTTAATCTTTCAGCCGAATATGTTGGAATCGAACCACCAGAAGTTAAGATCAGCAGAGACTTCGACATCGAAAGACTAATCGGGCAAGATATTACAGCCTTAACATCTTTATTCGATCAACAAGTCATTGATAGAGAGGAGTTTAGAGATATTTTAGTCCAGGGAGAGGTACTACCTTCGGCAAATGAGGTCAAATCCGAATAATCTGTTAGAATAGTAGATAAGTACACAAAAATCTAATGGCAAAATCCTTAGATAAGGTCCTTCAGTCTGATGGATCATATAAATGGGAAATGGTTGAATTTCAGCCAGAATCCGAAGCAACAACTAAAGTTACCGAGGAGCCAAAGAAGAAGGCTTCAAAGAAAAAGTCCACAAGTGCATTATCTGAGTAATCAATGACAATAGAAGAAAAAGTAATTCAGCCTGAGTCTGTGACCAACGCTGAACAGCCCGTGGCTGAAACTACTTCACAACCACAAGCACCAAACTTAGACGCTGTAAAAGCAGAATATGAAGCAAAACTAGCTGCTGCCCGTAAAGAAGCTGCTGAAGCGGAAGAAAAATTTAAGGGCATCAAAGGCAAATTAGATGATGTTTACAAGCAGAAAGACCAGCAACGCAAACAGGAATTAGAAGATCAAGGCCAATGGAAAACTCTTTGGGAAGAAGCAAATAAAACCAATCAGGAAATGCAACAAGAGAATATGTCTCTTAAACAAAGCCTTGAAGACATGAAAACTTCTAATGAAATGGCTTCTACAAAACAAACAGCTTTAGCTGCTATCAGTAATTTAGGTGCTATTAATGCTGAACAAACTTTGTCATTATTGCAAAATAATTTACAAAGAAATTCTGAAGGTAAAGTTGTTATTTTGAATGGTGGAGTTGAGCAGGATTTAACTACATATTTGACAAGTCTTAAAAACCCTGGAAGTGGTTGGGAACATCATTTCAAACCAAGTTCTGCTGCTGGAATGGGTGCTAAACCAAGTCCTGTTGCAAATGCTTCTGGAGGTCAAGTAAATCCTTGGAAAACGGGCAATATAACTCAACAAATGCTA